TCAAACATGCAGATTATAAAAGGTATACTTCAATGTAAGTTCCTCTCCTTTTTCAATGTCTTTAATGGTTACTAAATTCCATTTTTTATAATCAAACTTCATGGTGGGATCATCTTGATTAGTCATTAATAATTCTACTTTTACACAGTTAGGATCAGTCGCGTGATTGATGAATCCGCCAAGAGGCGTTCTGATAATTTTGTCTTTTATTTTTATATGGGTCATTCCTAAATTAGTTCCTTGAGGAATTGAATCTTTAGCAAACAGTCCTAAGCCATTAACCTTGGATGTTGTAATGGTTAAGGATTCAGGTAAAGGTTTATACATCGGAGTAATCTCTTTCAATAATCATATCTATAAAGTGTTTTGCTTTTTCGAGGTCTTGTCTTTTTCCTTTCAATCGGTGTCTCAAGATATATTTTATAACGCATCCTTCTGGATAAAGCAACTCGTTTTCAATTACAAATTTGCTGGGCTGAATTTTAAAATTCTGATAGTGGGATCCACCAATTTGCTTGTCGTAGGGATTTTTCATATTTTAAACTCCTTTGATTTGTTTTTAGATTTTATTAAAAATAAATTTTGCATGGTGCGGGTTAGACCCACATACCAAACTCTAAATTCTTCTTCTTGTTTTGCTTGAGATTTTTTTGCTCCTTTGATAGTATTCGCCGTTTCATTTAAAAATAAAACTACATTAGTGGCTTCTCCACCTTTTGCGGCATGAATCGTTGAAACTTTAATCCGAGGGGGTTTGGATAAATCTTCTTTATTTAAAAGCATGGCCTTCATATATTCTCTTTTTGAAAGTGAGATATTAGTAAAGACATCAAACCAATGTTTGGTGTAGTCTATACTAGTCGTACCAATATTTTCCATTATCCTTTGTTGATGAATTTCTGAAACTGGTTCTCCGTTTTTCATTTTGTCCCAATTCAGAATATCTTCATACAAAGTCTTACCTATACTATTTCCTTGTACAGTGCTGAAATACAATCCTTTTCTTTTGAGAAAAGGTGGAATCGGTTTCCATAAACTTTTTGTTCTTGTTAGAATTAGCCATTCCCCTTCTGTAAGATCTATATCATTGAGTTTGTACCGTTCGTAAATATTTCCTGGTATGGCTTTAGGTAAATAGTTTTTAGGAATTCTATTAAAGTAAATACGATTGATCACTTTAAGAGCCTCTGTTTGAATAGAACTAGGAACTCTTTGAGATTGGTCTAGCAGAATTTCTCGTGCTTGCCACTTAATAAACGAATCCACGTCAGCTCCAGCCCAACCAAAGATAGCTTGATCATCGTCTCCTGCAATCCATACATCACAGTCTGTATCTTTTTCTATTTTCTGAATCATGGCCCACTGGATCAGTGAGAGATCTTGTGCTTCATCAACGAAGATAACTTTAAATTGTGGTAATTTTAAAGGATTTTGTTTTAAAAACTTGGAAATCATATCCGTGAAATCAATAAGGCCGAATGTTTTTTTGTAGTTATTAATTTCTTTTTCAATCGCTATAAGTTTATCTCTAGTAATCCAAGTTAAATGTTCGTTTAAATCAAACTGATCTTCCACAGGAATTTGTTTGACTCTAGCTAAATTGATTAGACTTAAGTATTCGCTGTCCGAAGAAAAAATTCCATTAAAATTATTAGTTTCATAGGAGGCATATTTAATTTGAATTCCACAAGTTTCCCCAATGGATAGATAATTACCTTCTTGCATTACGTTTTCTTCTTTAAGTCCTAAATTATTAAAAGCTAATGAGTGTAAGGTTTGAAAATATTTTATATCTTTTTTAGTTAAGTCTTCATTCTTGGCCAGGAATCTATCACGTGCTTCTCCTGCTGCTTTACGAGTAAAGGCAAAGTATCCAATTTCATTTAAAGATAAACCTTTCTTAACATATCGGTGGACTTCATTTAAAAGTCTTCTTGTTTTCCCTGTTCCTGGAGGTCCAACTACTTTATAACGTGCCATTAATAATTTGCTCCTTTCCGTTCAACGGGTTTATATTCTATTTTGTTTACATGGAGTTGTTTCACTTTACAGACTTTTAAAGTTTTACCATCTACATTTAAGGAGTGATCAAATTCTACCTTGCATCTATCTTTTAATTTTTGTGCAATTTTTTCTTCAGGAATTTTCCATCCATTTCCTAGATGTTCTATAAACGAATTAAATCTAAAGTAATGAAAGCCTTCCTCGGTAAAACAGGAACCATTGTGTATCTGAGTTCGTTGATGAGCTTGAGGTCCATTAATACAATATTGAAATAACTCTTCAGCTAATCGATCTTCTAGTTGTGTACCTTTAGGTGGCTTAATTTTTTGTCCATTCTTACGCCATTCATTTAATTTCGCTCTAAAATCTTTTGGCTTGAGTGGCTCAAAATAAACTCCTGTTTGTTGCCAGATTAAATTTAAAACTTCTTTCTGTGTCGTCATTAATTTAGTGTTGTTGATAATCACTTGGATCTTATCATCGTTAGGCATAATCACATTAAAACGATACTCAGGTTCAGCATAGGCAATCATCTCAAAATCTTGAATCTCTGGAAATACAGAAATGCTATCCGATCTAACTCCAAAAGGACGCTTATAACAAACCCCTCTCATGCAGCGATCTTTAATAGGATCCTCATAGCATGTGTGTCCTGCCGTCTCTCCTTTCCATGCTTTTATTTTTGAGTCTAGTTTAGCTTTATCCCATGGGTCGGAAAGATAACTATAGTTAGCTGCTGAAACGTGGTCTGGCCATTTATCTTTGTATTTCTTTTTAGCAAAGACCATATAATTATACATAAAACGATCTCTTCCATCGTCTAATTTTGTTTTAGAACATAGAGCAAGACAAGGAGGTCCATCATTAAATTCTGGATTAGTGCCTACTAAAATATTTCGGTGGGTTTCTTCTACTAATTTCTCTAATGCTTCTTTGGATATTTTTGCTGCGTTGGCGTATTTAAGAAATTCTTCTACTGATAGTTTAGCATTGTTTTTATCGATGGCATATCGTTTAGATTCCCCATTGCTATAGTAGGGTAGATTAATAAAATTTCCTGGTTTGATGTCTCCTTTATTATCCTTCTGTAATTCTTTCTGTTTAGGAAAAACCTCGGTTGTAGGCTTTAGCCCTAGAGGAAGAAGAAAAGCTTTTAAAGCTTCGATTAAATCTACGGTTGGAATCGGTTCTGTTAAAAAAATATAACAATGGAGTCCACCACTTTTGGATAAGATGGGGACTAAAGGTAATTTGTATTGTTGAAATAATGCTAAATAGTGTTCTACTTTAAATGTTCCATAATCAGGAGGATCAATATCAATACAACCAAATTGTGCAGTTTTATCTATTCGACACGGTTGTATTCCAATGGATTTTTTTCCTGTTAGATGATCACGATAATCTTGTGGGGTGACCGGTCTGCCTGCCCATTCATAGTTGGGTTTTATTTTATTTTTTTCGGAGTCAATAGAAGTATTGGCCATATCGGCCATGCCGAAATCGCCTTCATAACCTTTAAATAATTCAATAAACTCTTTTTCCATAACGATCCCTAGTTTTAGGGCGGGTTAAGTCTCCCGCTCCCGCCCTATTTTCTTCTCGAGAAAGAAACTAGTAATTAGTCTCTTCTTTGGTTTCTGCCGCAGCGCTACTTTTCTTTAAAGAGTTATGGAATTCTCTAGCCATCTGATAGACGGCTGCATTATCCACTTTTCCTAACAGGGATACTTTGTATCCGTGCCAAGTAAAACTGCCAGAATTTTCCACAGAATTTAGTTTGTAAATTCTAGAAAACATTGGCGCAGGAACGTTTTTATTTGTCTTAGGATCCATTTCGAATTGATCCTGCATCAAAGAGTTCCACCCTCTACTCACTTTAAGCTGTGTTGATTTCATAGCCATTAAAGCTTTCTCTGGTTTTTCTCCATTGATGATGACAAAGTGATTAGCTGTTTTGATAATTTGATTACCATTATCTAAAACATCTTTTCCTGAAGAGTCCTTCTTAGTTTTTGCTAAGACTTCAGCTCCTCTATCAGGATTCACTGGTCTACCTTCCTTACGTTCGAAAGGTGCCCATTCTGGATATGTTAATTTGTAAAAACAAGGTATAATTTGTATACCCTTTTCACCATCATACAGTCGTTTAGTGACTGTATTGTAAAACATTCCAGCTTCTGCTCCTTCAACATAGTTCGCATGTTTCTTTTTAGTTTCATCCGAACCAGATTGTAATAACTTAAGAAATGGTAAAGCTAAATC